GCCGTCAATTCCTCGCCGGTAGCGCCGGAGAGTGCCTCGACATTGCTCATGGATGCATCAAAATCGCCTGCGGTGTTGATGCAGTCCATGTAGGCATCCCGGATTTCTCCGAGGGCCTTTGAAATACCGACCGTGGCCAGCGTGGCCTCGACCGTCTCAAGCGCCTCGACCGATTTTTCACCGAATCCCTTTGCGCCCTCTCCGGCCTCGTCCATGGTCTTTTTAAGGTCAACCTGCTGGTCTTTCAGCTTATCGACCTCAGTTTCCAGCCGGACGCTTTCTGCTGTCAGCTGCGTGGTATCCACGCCGGCCTCGTGCAGGGCGTTCCCGGTGGCAGCTAAACGCTGCTCATAAGTGTTCAGGGAGGCCGCAGTCTTGTCGATCTGCGCTTGTTTGGAAATCAGCTTGTTTTCCAACGCAGAGGAATAACCCTCGGTCTCCTGAATCTCTTTCTGGATGTTGTCGTACTGTTGCTGCAAAACAGAAAGCCGCTGACGGGTTGCGTCTACGGCCTGCTGCTGCTTCTGGTACGCCGAAATGTCGGATTGTACTTTGTTCAACAGCTGAATCTTCCCCTGCGTTTCCACAAGGGCAGACTGGGCAGCCTTGAATGTACTGGAAAAGCTGCTGTTCTGTTTGGCGGACAGGTTGAACAGCAGCTCCCACTCTTTACGAGCCACTACTTACCGTCCTTTCTCGCTCTCTGGCGCTCGGCAATGAGGTCATTGCTGCTGCGGATCCATTGCCGGAACTGATACAGGGGCATTTCCAGCCAGTAGGGCGCAGGCGTACAGTTGACCTGTGCCATTGCAAGCACCTGTCGTCGCAGCCACACGCCGCCATCACCGGTTACAAGTCCGACCTCAGCAAAAAATTTCTCGCTTTGGTGCGGATGGTGTTGTAGTCCCGGATGCTCATAGCACCAATGACATCAACACCGATAGGCTCGGTACACGCCCGGCAGGCCATGCGGATAAGGTAGCCCGCACTCATCGAGGGGATGATAACCGGCTGATTCAGAGCCGTAAGCTCTGCCTCGATGGCGAGGGAGTCATTGCCGGTCAGCTTGCCCCAGTCGAACGTGAGGGATTCGTAGTGCTTGCCCTCGTAGTCAAGGGGCTTCTGGAGCTTGTGGGTGTAGGTGTACGGGTCAGCAGCGGCAGCAGCCTTTGCGGCGGCCGCCTGAGCTGCATCAAATTCTTTCGGGTCAATGACGGCGTTCATGCTGGATAGCTCCTTTCACGCTCAAAAAATAGGCCGGGACTGCAAAATGCAGCTCCGGCGGAACGGTATATGCGGATTACTTGCCCAGGGCCGCACGGACACCGGCCAGATAATCCACACCGTTGATGTAGCAGATGAAGTTGAGGGGGTCCAGTTCACGCACCTTCTTACCGTTGATGTACGTTGCCCAGTAGCGGACAGCGTATTCACCGGAGCCAGAGGTGGGCGTTGCGGGTGCAATGGTGCCGCCCTTGGTCGATTTGGGCACGACCACGAAAATATGCTTTTCCTTCCGTGCCTCGACCGTGCCCGCAACAGGATCCTCATACTGGTTCGCCACACGCAGGTCAATGCTGTGGCGGCGCAGCTCCGACAGCTGGACGGACTGCGGCGTGGTGGTGCGGAATTCCAGACCAAGGGTCATAGCCTCCAAATGGCCCAGAATGACCGCTTCGACGTTACCACCGACACCAGCGCCCGAAATGCTCTGCGTCAGAAAGGTAACGTCCGGCAGGGTAACTTTCGACATACCCAGATACTCCACGCTGTCCTCATAGACCGCGAAGTTGATAACGCTCTGATCGATTGCCATTGTAGTGCCTCCTTTTTAGGACTGGAGTGCGCTGGTCACATAGTCAGCGTCATATTCCAGCACAAAATCAATCTCCTGCGCCGGAGAGGGCGGGGTCATGTAGACGTGCAGCTTGATTTTGCCCGCCATCAGGCTGGTCAGCGGGTTCTCGTTTTCCAGCATTTCCACACGGGCACCCAGCAGATAGCCTGCGCCCACCAGACCGTTCAGCCAGATGTTGGCGCTATCCAGAATGGTGTCGATGAGACGACGGTTCATCGGCTTGTCGAGCTTGCTCCAGAACGTCTTGATGAGGGTGTTGGAGACGTAGTCGAACATACGGCTGAGCGGGATGAAGTAGTCCTTCACATCCGTGGACTTGGGGTAGCACGCAGTATGGTTGCCCCAAGCGGTCCAGCCGCCCATGAAGTTCAGGAAGGTGCAGATGCCTGCAGCATCAACAACAAGGGCCTGATTATAGGTCAGGTTGATGGTGTTGCCATCGTCATCGCACAGGCCGTCGATGTGAACGGTCTTGTTGGAGGGGCTTTCATAGGGAATGCCCTCGTTGCCGGTATCGGTTTCTGCAAGGCAGCCCGCCTCGACGGTGGAGCCGTGGAAACGCAGATCACCGAGGGTGCCGTTGGGCCAGCACAGGATGGTCTTTTCGGTATAGGTGCCGCTGTTTTTCGCCTGAACCGCAGCGGTATAGGTCTTTGCGGAAATGTCCACCAGAGCCTTGCCGGTAAACATGCCGTTGATGGAGCCAGCCTTTGCGTCCAGAACAGCCGCAACAGTGGCATCATTGGAAAAGCCGGGAGCCATAATCAGGTCGGGCACGATGCCGAACATAGTCAGGCACAGCTCAACCTGCTCAACGGCGGCAGCCACATCGGAAGCCTCGGCGGTCTCGCCAACGGGCAGGAAAATGACCGGCTGGCAGGCGCACAGCTTGAAGTGATAATACATCACCTCACAGACGGTGTACTTGGTCCAGTCGTCGTCATAGCCCAGCTGCTTCTTTGCCTCATCATAGCTGGTGCAGAGCACCGGGAGGCCAGCGGTCGCAGCGGTACCGGTCGCTTTAGACAGCGGTGCGGTGCCGATGACAAAGGGGATGCCGCAGGTTGCGGTGTTCGGTGTCGCCACGGCGGTATCGGCGCGGCTGACATTGATACCATGATCTGCCATAGTATGTATTCCTCCTTACTTGGATTTGGCGAGCATCCTTGCAAATGCAAGGATGGCCTCGCCGCGTGCTTTTGCCTTTTCAGGCGTGGTGTGCAGCTCGTCCACATTGATGATGAAGTCGGCCACACCGGGATATTTCTCGGTGGCAATCTTCACATCATCACGCTCTACAGCCTCCGCAGCAGCGCAGGGGTAAATCGTGTTTTTCTGGATGTAGCCCAGAATGGACGGGCCGACGTAAATAGAAACGCCGGGCTTGCTCTGTGCAGGCTCGGCGCTCACGGCGTTTTCGGCGTTCTGTTCCGCCGCGGTCTTTTTCACCGCCATAATTCAATGTCCTCCGTTTGCTGCACGGTCGGCAGCTTCCAGTAGGTGATCATTTCTCCGGCATAGTAGGGCTTCGATTCCTCGTCATAAGGAATGCTTTCCAACTTGTGGTCGGGGGAAATGTCGAGAGTAAACTGATACCGGGGATTTCCATCAGCTCCGACACCGCCCACCTTGCGGACTTTCAGCAGCTCCACCCGGAAACGCTCCATCATGTTCAGGAGCGCAAGGTCGCCCTCCTGTTCGTCCGGGTTGTAGCAGCAGAAAATAGATCGCACAGACACGACCGTGCGCTCCTCGTTGCCAGGCTGCTGCTCCGTTGCCAGCGGAATGACCCGGTGGATGATGTAGGGAGCCTTTTTCTTGGCAGCCCTGCTGTCAGGCAACCGCATCAGGTAAACTTCCGGGGCACGGTAGGCCTGTTCGGTATCGCCTTGCTGCATAGCCACCGGAAGAATCATGTCGGACATGATTTTCTCGGTGAATGCTTTCAGCTGTTCAAGCAAAACCACACTGGTCATATCACACACCCCATCCATTCAAAACTCGTGTAATCTCGTGCTCAATGCGTTCCTCGTAGGTAGAGGCCATTTTCGCCTCGATGGAGTCCATGACATTCTCGTTGGAGTACATCATCTGCGGGGTGGCAGGACCAAACAATTCCTTGACCGGGAACCGTTTTTCTCCCTGCCTCTCATAGATGCCATAGTGAGAGCCCATCTTCGCCTCAAAAGCGTGGTCCAGTGCCTGTCTTGCGCCGGATTTCTTCACGCGAGTTACCACGCGGCCGCTGCGGTCCACCTTGGTGTCGAAAACTCTAAGGGGGATAACGCTGCCACGGTAGCCGAAGTTGATGGAAACCTCACCATTGCTGCCCCGCTGGATGTTGTTGATATTCTTTGTGCGGTTGGAAAATTCACTGCTGCTGATGGCATACTCCTGCGTGACTGCCCGCTTCGCCACCGTTTTTCCGGCGGCAGCGGCGCGAGCCAGCGCAGATCCTACAGCACGATTGGCACCTCCGGGAATCCCGGCGAGGAGGGCAGACACCCGGTCAAATCCTTCCTCTGCAATGTCAACGGCGATGCCAGCAGCTACGCTGTGCATCATGGTGTCCGTTGTCACATCACTCATTCGTCAATCGCCTCCAGTTCCACCCGCAGCATCCCCATCTCGCAGACAGAGGATGCCACATAGTAGTTTCGGACGAATCCATCCTCGTCAATGCCCAGCTTGCAATCCTTCTCCGGCTGCTTTCCGCCTAGGGCTGCAATATCGCAGTGCAGCACCCGGCTGACCCGGTACAGACCCTGCGCATGGTCGCTGATGGTCTGGCGTACACGCTCCTTTTCAGAGAGGCCTGTCAGAACCAGAGGAACGTCAGGGTATTCCTCTCCATCATAGTAGACCGTGTGCGTTTCGGCGAACTCATCCAGATTCAGAAAGACGCTGTTCAGGTCTTCCTGCACAGCGTCTTTAAAGGCACTCACGCCGTGGGCATCGCAGCTGCCAGTTCAGGACCATCGTTGCACTCGTCACCGGGCGCAACGTCCTCGGCGCAGATAGCCTGAATGAGTGCGTCCTTTGTCTTGAGCTGCTTGGTGTCGATGCCCATATCTGCGGCCAACTTTTTCAGATTGGCAACAGTCATGTCGTGCAGCTGGTCGGGGTCGAGGTGTGCCGTCTCAGAGCCGTTCTGCGAGGCTTCGGCTGCGGGGGTGTCGTTACCTTCCACAGTTGCCGGAACGTCCGCAGGGGCGGCTTCCGGGGCAGTGGGCGCAGAAAACGCGCATTTCGCCACACCCAGCCCGATAAGGCGGGCTGCTTCGGCATCGCTGACCTCACACCGCTCGCCGCGCGAAACAGTGTGAACACCTGTCTTAGTGGGGCAGCCGTAGCCGCCGCAAAGAATTTCAACAATCATCGGTGTACTCCTTTCAGGCCGGGCTTAACCGACCACGTTCTTGGCGCGAATCCAAGGGATATAGTTCTTGGGCGCAGCCAGCGGGCGGGTCTTCAGGCTCATCTTACGCACATCGTTCTCCTGATCGATGCTGAACTTGGGAACGCGGCGGGCGGCGATGGTGGAGTGCTGGGTATCGCCGTAGTTGATCTGAGTGATAGCACCATACATCAGGTGACCGCAGGCCGGAGCCGTAATCAGCGCATCGGTCTTCGGGAAGTAACGCTGCTCTGCGTTGGCGGTGTCGACGTAAGTTTCATCCACGGAGATGAGGTTCAGCTTATAGCCGCGGAAGTTGAGGGTGCCGCCGTAGGTAACGCCATCGTATACGCTCAGTTCCTGCTCGATTTTGCCGACGATGATGCCGGAGTTCTTATCCAGAAGACGCTGAACCTTTTCCATGTTCAGGACGGCATCGTACACATCGGCACCCAGCAGCAGGTCAACGGCGCGCAGGCCGCGCTTGGACAGCAGACGGCACATGGCAGGAACATCGCCGAAGAAGTCGCCGGTATCCTCAGACCACTTGTGTGCCACAGTGTACAGGTGGTCATTCTCGTGGCCGGGGTTGTAGAACTTCACGACCTTGGCCTCGCCCTTGGTCTGGTTGTCGATCATCTCCTGCATGGTGCAGCCGTTCTCCAGCATGGTCTGTGCGCACATCCACTCCTCGGTGCGGATGATGCGGTTGTCCATGTCCACGAGGTCGTTCTGAACCAGCCTTGCGGCACGCTTGGCGGGAGAACTGTTGGCGTAGATGGCCTCGCCGAAGCCGCGCTTGGTCAGGTCATCGGCGGACAGTTCGCGGCTCACGCCGATAGCAGCAGGCTCGAACTCATGGATCTCGTAGCCCATGCGCTCCATCGGGATTGCACCGACACGAGGACCAACGAACGCGGCCATCTTGCGGTCACCATCCATGTACTCGGTCAGAACCTTGTCGGAGTTGAAGATATCGCCGTCATCGGTGCCGAAGTAGCGGTCGCGGAAGAAGGTCTGTCTGGGAACGGCGCGCCGCTGCACAGCCATCAGAGTGTAGGTATCGAAAAAATTCAGTTCAGCAGGCATTGTTATATCCTCCTCACAGTGCGGGTGCAGCGGCCTTGAAGAAGATGCCGCCGTTACGCAGGGCATCCTTCTCGGCCTCGGTGATGGTATGGTCATTGATAGTGATGCACTTGTTCAGGTTGAAGCAGCCGGCCAGATAGACGGGAACAGTTACATCATCGGTGGTGCCGACATCAACATCATCACACAGGATGGCGTATGCGGTCAGGGTTTCCGTATCACCGCTTGCAGCGGTGCCCAGCGCTACCAGTTTGTTATCGCCTGCGGTACCACCGGATTTTGCCAGAATAGTGCCACGCTTGATAGTGCCAGCAGCACCCAGCTTGCGGAGAGTACCGCCGCTGACAACCAGCTTGGGGTTGATGTCGGCAATCAGGCCGTCATACTCCATGTTGCCGAGAGATTTGCTCAGTTCGCTCATAGTAGTATTCCTCCTTACTTTTTGTTATCGTCGAGCAGTTCGGCGACGGCTGCTTCGGCAGCAGCCATGCGCTCGGCCTGCGTCTTGGGCACATTGCCCTTTGCATCGGGCAGAGATTCCGGGCTGCCAGATGCAGACGCGCCCGGAACAGCTTCCACACTCTGTGCACCAGATGCGGCGTTGTCCGCTGCCAGATTCTTCAGGAACTCGTGACCCTGCGCAGCAGCAGCCTTGGCGGCGCGGAATGCCAGTTCGCGAGCATCGCAAGCGGTCTCGCCGTACTTAGCCTCCTGTACCAGAGCGGGGTCAAACAGGCTTGCCACCGAATCGATTTCGGCCAGACGGTTGCGCTCCGCGCTCACGGCTGCGTCAACTGCGGCCTGCGGGTTTTCCGCTGCGGGGGTTGCAGTGGTGGGATTTGCATTGTTTGCCATAGTGGATTGTCCTCCTTCGTTGGACTGGGCGGCGGGTGCCGCCGGTGTATTTGCAGCAGCGGCAGCAGGTGCAGCCGCTTTAGCCATAGGGATGTTGTCGGGCAGCTTTACGCCGGGCATCAGGCGCAGGGCGTGACCATTTGCGTAGATGGTCTGGCGGTCTGCGCTTGCGGAAATTGCCACGGGCTCGGCATCGTCCAGCAGCTCATTGGCAAAGCCTTTTTCGATGGCCTCCTTGCCCGTCATATAGGTGGTGTCGCCCATCATGTGCAGCAGCACGGTTTCAGACAGGCCAGTCTTCCGCTTGTAGATGGCGACTTGGCTCTTATCCCATGCATCATTGGCTTCCGCGGCCTTGCGAAGTTCGTCAGCATTGAGCGCGCCTCGAATGGGAGTCCAGCACTTGTGAATCATCACAAGGCTGGAAGGATTCACCTTTACCGTATCGCAGGCGCACATGATAAGACTGCCGCCAGACATGGCCACGCCGTCCACAATACAGGTCAGCTTCGTGCCCTTGGCGGCCAGTTCACGCAGCCTGTTGTGAATCAGGATGGAAACGCCCGCATCGCCGCCCAGACTGTCCATGCGGATGATGATCTGCGGGCAGTTTTCGACCTGCTGCAAGTCCGACAGGAACTCGCTCTCGATGATGTACTGTCCCGGAATCGGCTCGTCAGTCCACCAGTCGATGGGCTGCGTTTCCACGATTTCGCCGTACATGGTAATATCCGCGGTCTGGCCGTCAGTGCTGGCCATTGCGTAACAAGGCCGCTGGATGTTCACCTGCGGTGCGTTATTCGGTTTGGGCATTTTGCTTACCTCCCTGTGTCGTAATGCTGGCGGTGGTTTCGATTGCGCCCTCACTGCCAGCTGCTTTCAGCAGCTCATTTTCACGAGCCAGCTGTTCGGCGTTTTCGGTCCAGTCGCCGCCGCCCATCTCAAGGGTGACCTGTTCGTGGGTCTTAAAGGCGTGGTGAGTCTGGAGAATGGCTGCATTGACTTCCTTGGCGGGGTCAAGACTGCCCTGCACAGGGCCAATCCAGCGGGCGCCGCACCATGCAGCACGGAGCAGCGGGTCATCAAAAAAGCCCGGAGCGATTACTCGCCCACGGGCTACGGCCTCTGCCAGCCAGATTTCATACGCGGGCTGGCAGAAGCTGTCCACCAGCCATGTGCGGCGCATCTTGAACGCCTCCCATGCTTCCAGCAGGGCAGCGCGGCTTGCCGAATAACTGGCATTGAACTCTTTCAGCAGCAGTTCATACGGCATCTCGATGGCTCCACCCATCAGCTTGCACATCGTCCGAACGAACGTATCAAAGCCCGCAGTCGGGAGATTCGGATTTCCAAACTTGACATCCTCGTCTTGGCCGAGGTGAAAAACCTGACCGGGCCCCATCTCATATTCGGAATCACTGTGGCTGACATTGCTGGCCTGTGGATTATCCACAGGAACACCGCCAAGGTCACCGCTTCCAGTTTCGCTGAACGGAATGCCGCTCTTGGACGTGTTGGTTACAATCCACGCCGTGAAGTAGCTCTGGACCAGTGCTGCAATCAGTTCCGATTCGGTGTATCTGCGCAGCTGGAGCAGCGGTTCGATGATGGGCGCAATGAGCGGAACACCGCGGTACTGGTCCGGGCGTTCCGATTCCATGATGTGCAGGATCTGGGGTAGCCCGGTAGTTGCGCCGACGGCCTCTACCCGCTGCCATGTGGTCGTATCGCTCTTCCATTCGTGCGGGTAGGTGTTTCGCACCCAGTAGGCCACGATTGCACCGCTGCTGTCTACTTCCACGCCGTCATAGATTTTGTTTCCGTTGCCGGGGTTCTTGCCCTCGGTGTAGCCCAGACCATCCAGCAGGCCGCCGCACTTGTCCGGGGTGGACACTCGGTCGGCCTCTACCAGATGCAGCCGCAGGCCATAGGGATGCAGCTTGTCCGGGTTGCGGATTTTCACCACGGCGAACACATCGCCGCTCATGAGCCAGCTTTTCAAGGCCAGCTGCTGCAAGCCGTAGAAGTTGTTCAGCCCCATGGCATCGCAGCTGCGGCGGTTCTCCGCCCACAGCCGGAACTCAGCCTCGGTCTTGGTCTGCCATTCTTTGGCCGCCTCCGGGGAAAGCCCCAACACATCCCGGTCAATGGTTGCTTTCAGGTTCAGGCCAGTGCCGACCACCTTTGTGCGGTTGGTGTTGATGGCACTCGTGGCAATCGGTGCGCTCATGTAGAGCATCCGGCTGCGCTGCCGCAGGGTGTCGGCGTTGTCGTGTATATCACTGCTCGGCGAGTTGCTGTTGGGGAAGAATGCCCGCAGCGCGCGCCGCTTGTAGGATGCGCCCGCTTCGCTGTATCCGCTGGCTTGCGGTGCAGCAGTGACGCGGTATCTGACGCTCAAAAGTAATCGCCTCCGTAAATTTCAAACTAAGCGGGCTGGCTGGGGAAAGGAGTAAAAAGCAGCCAGTCCGCGGCAAAAGCCCAGATGGGCTGTCACCCTAAAAAATTACCAATCGCGCGGAATAACGGCAAATGCCTTGCGGGCACTCTGGCCGTTCAGCAGCGCGGTCAGTTCATCGACTTTTTCCTCGGCCTCCTTGATTTCATCACTGAGTTTGCCGAGGTCGAGGCGTGTAAGTTCCCGGTCATCCAGACGGTAGCTTTTCACGCCGCTGGAAAGCAGCTTGTTGTAGGCCACATACAGGTTGTCAAGCCGCTGCGTGTGGAACTCCAGCCGCTTTTTGATGGTCACGGTATCCATACCTCACACCTCACCAGTCATCCAAAAGTTTCTCCCGCTTCCTGCCGGTTGGCTGGGAGCGGGAGATGGGTTGTTGAATATTTACCGCTGCCGGGGTGTCGACTGCCTTGCCACGCAGCTGTTTCAGCCTGCGGTCAATGGCATCGAGATCTTTCGGCAGCACCTTGAAAGCCGCCAGAGCGTAGTTTCTACAGTCCAGCGCCTCGTTGCGCTCATGGCCGGAGATTTTCTCCCACTGCCACGGATTGCGATGGCCATCCTTGTACACCAAATGCTCAGACAGCAGGCCATTAAAATAGCCAAGGCCGTAATCATCCCGGCGCGGGAAGTGGCAGTACCGGGCGCCCGGCTCCTGCACTTTCAAATCGTCCATGATGATTTGCTTGCCGGAGTCAACGCCCAACTGGTACTGCCAGCACATCCCGATGTAGCGGTTCTGCACCGTGATTTTTTGCTGCTTCGGAGGGCCAGTGAACGGCCTGTCAGAGCCTGGAAAACCCTTGATGCAGAAAACCTTTTTGCCTATGCGGTCATGGCACCGCTGGCGTATTTCTTGTGTGAAATGACCGCCCTCGTCCACAAATTTAATGGACACAGGCAGTTCCACACCATCAGCAAATTTCAGCTTGCGGTCAAACACCAGTTCGTCCAGCTGCTGCCAGACTTCATCGCTGTCAGGCCGGCCGCTGACGATGCCCTTTTCGATGCCCCATGTTTCCCCGAAGTGGCCGAAGCCCACAATCTCGTACTCCATGCGGTCATCCTGCGTGTCAACGCCAGCAGTCAGCACCAGAACACCCTCCGGCAGTTCTGCGGGATAGTTCTCCCTGCGGCCCAGCATGGTATCCTCGTCCTGCACATCGCCACGGTCTTCCCACAGCAGCCCAAGGCGGGTGTTGTAGACAACCTGCATCTTCTTGGTATCGCCCAAGGCGTTCAGGTATTTCAGTACGGTGTCTTTCCATGCCGCCCATTGGCTGACGAAGCTGTTCAGCCAGAAGCTGCGGATGCCGTTCTCGTAGGCTGCCGGGTTTTCGGCCTGCCAGTGAGCGGGTGCCCGCTTCATGGTCACCTCGTCCGAAATGCAGCCGCACTCCGGGCAGAGATACCACACATCCTTGACCTTGTAGGTTTTCTCGCCGTGGGTTTCGATGGTGTCATACTCGTACCGAATATCTTCCCAGCGCAGCTCATGAAACCCCTTGCAGTGCGGACACTGGGATACCCAGCGCTCCATTGTTCCCTTGACGTAGGACTTGGCAATGGCACTGTGTCCCTTGATGGTCGGGGTGCTGACTTCCACAGCCTTTGCGTTATAAAACGTAGTCTGGCGGGCCATTGCCAGCTCCCAAGGGTCACCCTCTGTGCCGGCGCTCACTGCCCAGCGGTCACGCTCGTCACCCAGCACATAACGGATGGGCTTTGATGCCAAAGCGTGCGCCTCAGTGGATCCGCACATGGTCAGGATGCCGCCGGGGTAACTCTTTTGCAGAATGGTGTTGCCACTGTCTCGGCTCTTGCTCTCTGCCACCTTTGCCCGCAAGGTAGGACAATCTCGTATCATGGGGGCGATACGCAGCTTGCTGTACTCCTTGGCATCAGTCTGAACCGGGTGGATAAAAAGGATAGATCCGGGGTCAACGTCAATCGTTCTGCCGATGACATTGTTTTCAAATTCGCTCTTGCCGACCTGCGAGGACGCTACGACAACGATGTGATGGACGCGAGGGTCAGAGTATGCGTCCATAATTTCCACCAGATAGGGCGTTCTGCTGTTGCGCCAGCGACCCTGTTCGGCAGACGCTTCCGGGGACAGGACGCGGTTTTGTGCAGCCCACTCGCTGACCGTCACGTTGGGCGGCGGGCGAATAGCTGCCACCAGCTTCGACACCAGCGCGTTCAGGCGGTCTACGGCGGCGTTGTCACTCATCCTCGTCACCGTCCAGTTTTTCAGTCCACGACCGGCGTTCCCGGACGCGAGCCTCATACTTGGCCGGGTCATAGCGGAACAGAGCGATTTCCTCCGCAATCTGATTGACCTCGCCGCGCATATACTCTGCGACCTCAGCAGGGTCAGACAGAGCAGCGGCATTGATGGCCACCCGGCTGGGTAACGCCATCAGCGCACCCCGGATGGTGTAGATAAGTTCGGCGGTCATGGCTGCCACATCCTCGCTGCGGTGCATCTGCCCAGACAGCTCCTTGGCTTCTGCCTGTGCGATTTTGGCCTTGCTGGTCTTGAGCGTGGCCTCAGCCTTGGCCTTGACCCGCTCAATCTTCTTGGCCTCCTCCGCTTCTTCCTTGGTCAGCCCGCCGCGGGAGATGCTGCCGATGTAGGCTTGCACGGCATCAGACAAGACGAACTTGCCCCTGCTGGCGGTCACGAGCACACCATCCTGTGTCAGCTGCTGCACCCTGCGGCCTGTAATGCCTAGCACAGCAGCCAGCTCGGTGGTGGTTACGTTCCTGTCAGCAAGATTCTCTTTTGTCGGCATCCGAAACCACCTCCTTTTCTGGTAAAACTATCTGGAAAATTCCTTGAAATTCGTTATACAAAGCGTAACGAAATGGCTGATTTTTCCCTTACTAACTAGCACGATTTCGGGGTCGACGAGCCCGCTCATGGTAGGGTACCCCCGTCACAGTACCTTTTCAGCACAGAACGGCTGTTCCTGCCCGCTGTCGGGCGGGTGGAACGCAGCGTCAACCATTGCAGGGTCATGCACGAAGGTGAACTTCATGTCCTGCACAGGTACAGGCTTATCAACGTAGATGTCTACGACAGGCATTGTGATACGCTCCTCTCTCAGATGCTGCGGATAACCTTGGCCTTAGAGTATGTCGGATGGTCTTTGGTCATCATGTTCAGAAACTCGTCTTTGGTGAAGCCGGACAGACGGAAGATCTCTTCGGGCTTCATGCCCAGCTGCTTGCCGATCTCGTCCACGGTCTTGCCCTCGTCCATAAGCTTCTTCACGATGGCTTTCATGGGGTCGAGCAGGTGTGTGCCGCGGGCTCGGTTGTGTGTGATGGTGCCGTACACGTCGGCGCTCTCGTCACCGTGATGGTCTACGACTACGACCGGCACTTTGCCGCCCAGCAGGGACAGCAGCGGCTCCCGGCCCGATACAGTCCAGCGATGGAAGCCGTCAATGATGGTGCCGTCAGGGCGTACCACGATGGGCAGTGTCCAGCCGTTGGTCAGGATAGACTGGATAAGCAGCTTCAGGTTTTCCTCGCTGACCTTGTTGGGGTTGTAGTCGTTGGCGTGAATAGTGTTGCGGTCTACCCACTGGAGGGATGCCAGCGGGGCGAATACATCAATGCTTTCCATGGTTCTGCTCCTCCTTGATGCGGGCGTTGTGGTCGTTGTAGATGGTGGTCCAGAGAATGCGCAGGATACGCATTTTGGGGTCTCCGTACAACAGGCCCTCGTACATGGTCTTGTAGTGCTTCTGCTCAGCGATGCCGTAGGTCTTGATGAACAGGCCACGCCAGTGCTCGATGTGGGACAGGGTGTCCTTGGCGATGGTGTAGCGCTCCGGGTGCAGGAACAGAAGGTCTTTGCAGAGGGCTTTATAGTCCTTTTTCTCGGATTCTTCTTCCAACTCCCCACGCTTGCGGGTGGTGCGCCGGAACATTTCAGAATCCCAGTAGAGCAGAACGAGGTAGGCATTGGGTTCTCGCCGCTGGATGCGCTCCCACAGGTCGTTGTCCGTTTCAGCTATCCAACGGAGGCCCTGTGTGCCGCAGTCACCGAAGAATGCGCACAGCCGGAGGGCATTCTTTCGGACACCCGCCTCATAGAGCCTCATGTAGATCTCAGGAAATTCAAGGTTTCGCTCCTTGATGTACAGCCACACATCGGAGTCCTTCCAGTCGTAGATGGGATAGAACTTGCCGCCGCGGGTGATGCGCTCCATTTTGGTGTTGGCAATGCACTTGAAGCGGGTCAGGCTTTCCGCCGTGCGCAGACCGACAAGCTGGATGCCGTCAGAAAACGCCTTGGAGCAGAACGTCTGGTAGTTCATTTCCCCTGCATAGTGGAGGTAGGGACTGTACATGATGGCAAAATCGGGCGGTTTGCGCATCCAGACATCTTCCTTGCCCGGCTCCCACGTTATCCACGATTCGGAGCTGGACAGGTGGTCAATGACGGACACCTGCTTGAATGGCAGGCAAAACCACAAGAATTTTGCGCCGACCGACAGGAAGTTGCGCCGCCAGCGGTATGCTGCATCGACCATCGAGGGGTAAAGCCCCTCCTCGTCGATGAACGTCACCGTCAGCTGCTTGGGGTCCAGCTCACCGGAGAGAATCATTTCATAAACGAGGTTGGCCATGCACAGGCTATCCTTGCCGGAAGAAAAGCTCAGGTAGATTTTGCAGCCGTTGGCGAACACATTTCGGATGCGGATCTTCGCAGCCTGCAACACGTTCAGGTTGCTTTCCACTACTTTCACAGGCATATCAGCTCACCACACTTCGGGCAGCGGATGTACCGGTGCTGCTCTGCGCCGCTGGCCGCCTCAGGAGCAGCAGTTTCCGGCTCGGTAGGTGTAGACACCTCCAACACCGGGGAGGGCTGCTGCGGAGGCTCGGAGACGGTGGACACGGGCTGTGGGTCGGGCGGCGCTACCGGATAGGTAGGCGCTGCTGCATAGGGGACGTGTTCCTCATTCTGCTGGCGGTTGATGGACGAAATCTCGCTCTCCGGGAATTCTCCGTAGGAGCCAATCATTTCGTCCGCTTCATCCTCGGTGCTGTTCAGCATTTCCAGCAGATCGGCATCCCAGCCCGGGACATCCACATCACCGTCCAGCTCCTTGACCAGTTCCTCGATGGCATCCACATCAGTGAATCCCAGCTCATAGACCTTGTTGTCGGCCATCATGAGCTTTTTCTTCTGAACATCGGTCAGGCCGACCATGACATAGCAGTCACAGGTTTCCCGGCCCATGCGGAGCAGCGCTTCATACAGACCGTTACCGGCGATGATCTCACCGTCCTCGGCCACGACCAGCGGCTTGACCTGCCCGAACATTTCAATGCTGCGGATGTACTCGGTCAACTGCTTCTCGGAATGCCGGCGGATGTTGTGGGCGGGCTTGTGCAGCTCGGACAGCTTCTTTACCGTGATTTTCATCGTGCATCCTCCTTTCGGTCAGAAACGAGGTGCAGGACCACGGAGGCCAGCAGCACAAAGATGATGATGTACACCCGAAGCTCGCTCATCAGCGTCCAGATGCCCATGACACCCAGCGGGATCACGAGCTGCCACGAGGTAACAGTGAGCACGTCAATGAGAAAGCCGATGTTCTCACCGAACACCAGATACTCCGAATAGAGGTAGGTGGACAGCGAGGACAGCGCAATGATGGTGATCAGGATAGCCTTGAGCGTGTTCAGCAGTGGGCTGAAATTGACCCATGTGAGCAGCGCAGCCAGCACCATGTAGACACCGAACATCACGCCAGCCAGCACAAAGGACTTTTTCATGTTGCCGTGCTGGGTGCCATCTTCATTTTTGTCGTTGTAGGAGAACAGCGAGTAGTAGTACGGATAAGTGAACGGGCCGGGCAGCAGCAGGAAGCCTTTGTAGAGGCCCGTCTGGATACCGGCAGCAGTCAGGCCGGGGTCGATGTTGACGAATGCACCGTGGGTGTATACCAGCGCGGCAATGACAACGACTGCCAGCAGACCGTAAACAACCACCCATGAAAAGCCATCAGACAGGACGTTCCGAATCATGCCCTCTTTCAGAAGCATAAACAGGAACACAAGGCAGGTGCCGTAGACAATCAATGTGCCTCCGGTGGTGCCGATCGGCGTGTCGCCGAAGATCTCATAGATGCCGGACATCTGCGTCCATGTCTGGAACACGGTCAAAAAGCCGATGAAGTAGAACATCACCTTGCTCTGCATGATGCGCCGGACGGTCGGGATGTACTCCGCAAACAGACCGAAGAAGATACAGGCCAGCGAGTTGAAAACCGCCCAGATGATAGCCGCAGCAGCGCCGTTGTTGATGGCCAGCGTGCGGAAGTTCATCAGGGAGCCGACTCCTGCCCATGATGCAACGATGGAACAGGCGTAGAAAATGGTGGGGTTTGCCTTGAATTTTGCCTTGATTTTCTGATACATGGAAAATCTCCTTCTTTGCGGCTGGGCACGGCGAAATGTCCAGCTTGCAGCACCTCGGCTTTTCGGGGTGCTGCGGTAATGCCACACGCAAAGGAGAGCAGCGTGTGGCTCGGAATCCTCCTTTCAGGGATAAAAATAGCGGCACCCACCATTTCTGGCAGGCACCGCTTGGCTTGATTCGGATTTTGCATCCTAATCATATCACTTGGAGCAGCCGTTGTCATCGGAATCCATCGGTAAGCATCGGTGATTATTACACGGAATCACACGCCGTGTGAAACCATCCGACAGCGTCCGTCATCGTGTGAATCAATCTGCATAGATTTTCGATATTTTCATTTTGAATTTAACTTTTGGCGGCCAAAATGTGAAACTCATTTTTATATTTGGCCGCATTTTATGGAAATTCGAGATTGAATTTGAGTTTTTGGGCAAAAATAAAAAGCCCCGCAAATGCAGGGCTTATCGGTCAGTTTTTGGCGAGGTAGTTGTATGCCATCCGGCTGACCCCATCTTCGGTATATCCTTTGCCGAGAACTCCGGCAACTTCTGCCCACGAGTAGCAGCGCACAAACCGCAGTCTGAAAACCAGATACATCCGGGCATCCATGATGCTCTTGCAGTACGCCTCGACCTTGGGCTTTTCTTCCGCTGCCCGTTCTTCCAGCCAGCGGATGCGTTCGTCCATGTCTGCCAGTTCTACGGCCAGATCTCCGACTTTATCCCGGACGCCGGGTGTATGGGGCATCCCGGTCAGCTGAGGGGAGGCAGGGGTGATTCTCCGCCGCAGCCCCTCTAAGGCTTCACGGTCTTTTCCGAGGGCCATCTGAATGTCATAATACTTGGACAATTCCTGTAATGTCACAGCCTACCTCCGTCATAATTCAGCTGCCGTTTTGCAACGGTGCTTCTGTTATTTTATCACATTTTGCCGTTGGAAGATAGACAGGAAGCCCAGAAATTATGTGGTCTGCTCCAATTTTGCACAATCCCGGCACCTCATAGGTCTGACCGTTGGAATCGGTGCGTTGGATAGGTGGGTCGAGGGGAATGTAGTTCTCACAAGACAGGCAGCTCATTCTTCCACCCTCTCAATTTTCGGGAACGGCTCATGCCCCAGCGGGATAGGCTTGAAGGAGCGATTTGTCGTCCCGGGGGATTCTCGCTTTTCCCCCGGGGAATCCAACCACTGCTGGTGCTCGATGGCGTGTACAATGTCGATACACGTTCCCCATGAATCGTGCTGCCGTCCACGGCATCCATGCGGCGGATAGGCCATTTTGTAAGCAGCCTCAAACATTCTTTCGATGCTGTAGCCCCGCTCGTTAAGAATACCGCGCTGATAATCATCTTTATAAGCCTCGATTCGGTCCGCTACTCCATCTAAGGCCAGTTCTTCAGCGAGGGCATCGAACTGTCCCATGCGCAGCCTCATGTACTCGTCCACAGCCAGTCCGATGACGCGCAGCTGCTCTTCCGAAACCTCAATGCGGTATTTCATCTTTTGCCTCCTTCTTCTTGGAAAGATGGTCGTACAGCCGGAACATCACATCGTCGGCGGTCAGGTAGCCCTCAACGCCTTTGGCGTTCACGATGTCACCCATCAGCTGCAATAGGCCCTTTTTATATCCGTGGGAGAAGATGCCACAGATTACGAACCAGTTGCCGCCGAAGTTATCATCATGCACCCAGATCTGCCAGCCCCAGTCTGTATCAGGAAAGTCCTTGTCCATCTGGGGAAAGCGGCGTTCATAGGTGTGGTTCACGCCCTGTTCAGTCAACTTTGCGTGGAGTTTTTCAATTTCCGTCATGCTGATCCTCCTGCTCAATGCGGTCACGGGTGCGCTGCACCTTGTAGGATTTTATTTCCCGGATTTCCTCGATTGAAATGCTAAACCGTTTGACCAGCCAATCCAGATAGGAGGTCAGGTCTCCGATGGCGAGTTCGAGGGAGAGCTTTGCGGCATTGCGCTTGCTCGTGGATGCCTCCAAATCTGCACGGCGCAACTTGTTGATGCTCTTGACCGGAGCAGCCAAGAACCAAAAGCACATCCGGGCATCGTGGTCTTCATGTGCATCGGCATATTTCTTGATGACATCCTTGTCCAGCGTCAGCAGATATTCCATCTGCTCCACCATAACCTCTACGTCAGCCATTTCTTCGGCAACGTGCTTGGGGTCGCACTCAGCAACCGCCTGAATCAACTCTGCCAGTTCCTCCGTGAAGTGGTTCATCTGGAGCTGCAAACCGTAGTGTTCGGCACTTTTCAGATTCAGTTCAGAGATTTCCTTGTCAGACATTATCGCTTTCCTCCTTTATCTGTCGGAATGTCACTTCCTCGTTTTTCTCCCAGTCGTAAATCAGGCAGCGAATGTCAGTGCCAGGCACGGTATCTTTCAGCCCGTCCATCTGCCAGATATTCCATGAGATCCTTGTTGCGATGATAATAGCCCAGCTTGCTGCAACAGGAGCTTTAATCATCTCTGCCCAGTTCTCAATAAACGTCAGAAACAGATTTACCCGCGCCAGAAGAAGATTATCACCCTGATACTCATAACCATAGATGGACTGATACGCACAGGCCATAAACGCTTTCTGTACAATCGGGTCTTTCTCGTTTTCCCGGATAGCTTTCAGCTTCCTGTCCAGGACGCCTACACGGTCGGGAATTGCAACAGGCTCTCCTGTGGTGGGGTCATATCTGCTGGTGAGGAACGGAGCCTCGCCGCAGGTGATTTCCAAGCACCGCTCATGCACGAATTGTTTCAGGTCGCCCTGATTCAGTGCCTGTTCGGCATGGTCGGCCATCTTTTTGACTACCCACAGCGGGGTGAAAACCTCGGCCTTGCCTTTTGTGCGCTTTTTCTGCTCGGACAGCCGCTTCTGGACGCGGGGCATCAGCCGAATTCTGTCAAGCTGCTCCATCGTAATTTCGCCCATTGGTCCGCAGTCCACGTTGGGTGGCGGGTCTGTTGCCCAGATGATATTCTTCCCGGTGGTCTGATCTTTCAGGAGAATCGGCAGCACCAGCCGGAGAATCGGGTCAGAAAAGTCAATCAGATTTTCCATTGGTCAGCCCTCACAAGAATCGTATTTTCTTCTTTCAGCCAGTCCTTGACACAGTGGAAACAGTGCTCGCGGGTCTGGCAACGCTGCGGATCACGATGCTGAATAAGGTCACAGATGCCCGGTGTCAGGTTCTCCGTGATGTCTTCGTCCGTCATGGAGCGGATAAAATCACCGTTCGTCATACTCGCCCTCCTCACAGGCTTTTCGGCAAGCCTCGCATTTCTTGTACGGCTGTTCAAGCCAACAGTCGAACAGCAAGCATTTGGGCTTTCTGTATTCCGGCGGAGCCTTTCGTCCGTGGGTTTGAGTGCGAAGCGCATGGTACTTGCACACATCTTTTCCGCAATAATCCCCGCCGAATGTGCATTTCCCGCGTTCCGGCGAAACCTCGTGCTCAACTGTGATGATTCTCATTTCGCTACCTCCGGCGGCTCCAGCAGCGGAGCCCAGAACTTCACAGCACCATAGGGCGTATCTGCCGCTGGGCGGCCATCCTCGATGTACCACTTGCCGTTTTCAATCCAGCCCTTCATGGTGTTCCGGCTCTCGCAGCAGACCCACACAAGTTCGCTCATGATGCAGCAGTGCTTTTCTCCCGCGTTCTCCCAGCTTTCATCGTGGACAGGCGGCGGGGTTTTGGCATCGTGCCACGATACACGACGGATAAAATCAACGACCATCTGGCTCGCTTCCCGGAGGGTCTTCGCAGCGGCTTCCTTACCCTTGAAGCCATTGTAATACTCAACCTCGGCCAGCGCGTCCAAATCCGTTGCCGGGTCAATGAGTCGGCAGGCTTCTTCTAGGGTCATTCGATGTACCTCCGCTTGTCCTTGTCCCAGTGCAGCGTGATAGGGTTGCCGCACTTGCAGGGGATGGTGATTTCCGGCTCCATGGTGTTGGTCTTTCCCTTGGCTACCAGCCCACAGCAGCCGCAGGCGAACTCATAGGGGGCAAGCCCCCTCTCAAGTGAGATCGTAGCCCCGCAGCGGCAGCCTATGGACATCTGCGGAACGTGGAGATATGTACCGAACTCCTTGCCGCAGCAGGGGCAGCGCAGCCGCAGCAGCCCCCGTGCGCCGACTTCCGGTGGGCGGTTATTCCTGTTCTTCCTCATGGGAGGCTCCTTTCTGTGTCTGGAAATGAATCACTTCACGGAAAAGCAATTCGTTTTTCTGCTCTGATTCGGCCATGAAGTTGATATACTCCCGGAACAGAGCACGGTCGTGTTGCTGGCGGCTGGTTTCGCCCAGCAGCGCCCCGATGGACACGCCAACGGCCAGCAGCGCAATGTTGATGAAAAACTGGTCAGGCATCGGTATCACCCAGCACTTTCTCGATAAGGTCAAAGACCATTTCTCGGTCTTCGGTGGTCAGGAAGTCAGCCGCCATGATTTCAAACTTGAGGCGGTCAGCGTATTCTTTCAAATCACCCATGGTTTACTCCTCTCCCAGCTGGGCAAGGATCTCGTTGCCCTTGTCCATCAGTTCATCCCGCCGTTTTTTCTGCTCAGCCTCCAGCTTTTCCATTTCCGCCTGATACTTTTTCAGAGTTCCCGGCCGGAAATTCTTGCTCTTGCCCATGCGGATTTTTGCGGCAATTTTCTTGTGCTGCTGAACGGTCTGGCGCAGTTCGGTGTCCGTGGTCAGAATCTGGTAGCGATGGTGGCAGCCGGGGCAGGTGAAATACTGCACCATGTAATCGCCGCTCCATGTACTACGGATGCCGGCTGTCTGGATGCTGAACGGTGTGCCGCAGCGGTCACACTTTACAAGGTCGGTCATTCGCCATACTCCTTTCTGCACAGCTGGAACGCATTGCAGTGGTCATCGCAAGTTTTGCAGCACTTGTCGCATTCAGGGTGAGCAGCTTTGCACTTATCACAGGGTGTGTCCGCTTTGCTGCCGGATCCATACACCGCAAAAAGCTGGTGGGTGCCGTCCTGCAAGGCCTTTTCGTCATCGGCCATTTCATAGCCGAGGGCGGTCAGCAGTTCATAGGTGCTGTCGAGGTCGTCATTTTTGCGGTGAACGAACTTGCTTGCACCTGTCGGCCCATTCCATTCCGTGCTCCAATAGCCCTCATGAATGCCGTCCGTTGCATCAAAGGCAACTGCCAAGAGAATCTTCTCCGGTTCGGTATCGTAAGCGTTGAACATTTTCAGCGCATCTTCCAGTTCCGTGTCTTCCCGAATCTGCTCATCCAGACCGATGCCGAGCAGCCGCAACACGTTTTCGTCATCCTCCATGTGCCGATATTCGGTCAGAATCGGGGTGGAATAAGCCAAGATTTCCGGCAGGTGCTTTCTGCACTCTGCGGGAGTCAAGTCCTTCACGAAGTCCCAGCGCAGCTCGTACATGAGCTTCGTAACAGCGGCAAACTGTTCTCTCGCAAGCTGCTCGGTGGCTCTTGCGGCCTCCCTCGCCGAGTTGCTGGCATCCTCGGCTTCCGTATCGCGAGGTTTGTACAGGTCAATCTGATTTTCACTGACCTTATAGACATAAGCGATCTTGTCGGCATCTTCCGGCATGACGACTTCCTTTTTTGTGCCCCACTTTCCGTACGCATTTACATGCTCATGCGTCTGGTAGGAGGCCTGCGAATCTTCCGTAGCGAATTTTTTCAGCTGCTCAACCCATTCGGCCTTTTGGTGCTGCCATTTTTGCTGCTCCAGCGCATCCTGCATGGCCCGGTTGAAGTTCTGCGTACCAAGGGTTTCCAATACCCGGTTTCGGGCTTCCAAGTCCTCGATTTTGTCCAGCTGGGCGAAATCGGACAGGGTGGCACCGCGCTTTTCGGCTTTCTTGAAGCTGTCGCGGTTCAGTTCCAGCAGCTTGATGCGCCGCCGGATAGTGGACTGGGAGAACCCCGACTTGTCGGAGATCTGCTCCACTGTCTGCCCGAAGTCCATCATCATCTGGAAGCCCTGCGCCTGTTCGTAGACGGTGAGATCTGAGCGTTGCATGTTCTCCACCATCATGGTCTGCATCTGCTCCCGCTCATCCATCTCAACGATGGCGCAGGGCAGCTCGTAAAGCCCGGCCTGTTGCGCTGCCGCTGCCCGGCGGTGGCCGATGATGATGGTGTAATCGTCGCCCACCCACATGACCTTGGGAGTCCATGCTGCTGCCGCGGCGGCTGCATCGCCGCCCTCGTCAACGCACTTGCTGATGTACTCCCGGCTGCTGAGGTAGTGGCCGGGAATGACCGTCAAATTCTGGTATACACCGTTTTCCTTGATGCTGGCCGACAGCTCGGACAGGTCGCCCAGCTCCTTGCGGGGGTTGTCCGGGTGCGGATGAAGCTGCCGGATAGGAATATAAGTAATGTCTGCCATAGGGGTTACTCCTTTCTTGATTCAGGTTAAGACCCGCCGTGACGGGTCGGCTTTTTGCCGTTGGCTGCAAACTTGTCAGGTGCCTTGGGTCGAGCGTGTTCTGCGGTGGACCACACTTCATCATCGGTCGGCATCCGGTACACCCCGCCCGCGGGCGACAACCGGCCAAAGAGCATTTGCAACGCAGTTTCGGCACACTCTCGGTTCGTGTATTTTCCGAGGCGAACCATGCGCTGCCCAGCAATGGCCTTGATGGTGTCATCGTCAGCGACGTAAACATACTCGAAGCTCTCCACATTGATGAACGTGTCACCAGCTTTGCTCAGAACGTAGAAGCTCATTGGCTTACTCCTTTTCAGAAAAACGTGAGCTGCCCGGTTTTGGTTTCATTAAGAGGCTCGTTTTCCGGGGCTTTAGGCTCATTTTTGATAGATTTTTGCAAATCTGCGGGCTTAGTATCTGCTTTTTCGATTTTTGCTGGTTCGCCTTTGGGTTCCAGTAAAAGATTCATCTGGGCTATCTGCCGCCGCATATACCACATATCGGTGGAGAGGAACGGCATATACCAAATGCGATTCTGCGGCCCGGCGGGCAGCAGTCCACGGCTGTCATAGGCCGTCGCCGGATCTGTGAGGGTGTCACCGATGACTACATATCCAGCGCAGCCCATAAAGCTGCACTGGATGTAGCACATCAGCCCAACGATGAAGTCAATGTCTTGGGCTATGACAAGGACTTTGTTGTGGTAGCAGATATTCCGTCTTTTGCAGACATTCAAAAAGGCAAGCAGCGTGGCGCCAGCTCCACAGGCCGGGTCAGATACCGAGATAAAGCCCTCCATGTCCGGGTGCAGCTTCGGGTCAAACGTGATCTCGGCCATGCAGCGGCACACATCGTAGGGGGTGAAGAACTGCCCGGCGTGGTCATTGCCCAGCTCACACATCATGTACAAGGAGCCGAGGAAATCTTGGTCGGGGTTCTGTTCCATGCCCATGACCACCTCGGCCAGCATTTCGGCCATGCCGTCCCGCTCTTTGGCGGAGTATTTGGAAATGATGGTCTGATACATCTTGGTGCGCTCCGTGGCGTTTACCTTGTCCGTGCTGTTTGAGATCTCAATAGCGGTCAGGGTGACGAAATCCTCCCAAATCTCCCAGCGGCTATGTTTTCCGGTCAGGCCATTGAAGATTTTGAGGAAATTCTTCTGGTGGTCGTCCCGGATGCTGCGCGTTACTGCTGCCTTTGCCATGGATTATTCCTCCGTGTCGTCCTCAGCGGAGTCCTCGGACGGTTCATCGTCGGGGTCGTCCTGCGGGGCATCCTGCTTGGTATCCTGCTGAGAGTCCCGCTGAGAATTGGAATCCGGCACATCAGGCACCGGCACGCCGAAGTTGTGGAGTTTGCCGTTCTCCATCAGGTCACGGAAGAAGAACTGCTGCCAGAAAGAGATCATCTTCAGCAGGATGTTCTCAATCTTGGTGCGGAGAACCTTGTCAATGCTGAACGTGCCCTTGACCTTGGTCTTCAGCTCGCTGTTCTCAAAGTACCAGCACATGGAAGAGTCCTGACTGCAATAGCCGGTTTCCTCCACATTGCCCAGCATGTCCATCTGGGTAGCAATATCATTGATGGGGGTGATCACCAGCGTGATGGGATAGCGGTCCTTGAAGAAGCGGAACGTGAAGTTGTGCTCATCGCACAGGCCCTGCAGCTTTTTCTTCTGGGCCTCGTAGTTGGAAATTTCGCTCATGGTATGTACTCCTTTCAGCAATCAGATGAAATTCTGTAATCGTTGTTATGGTTTTCAATGGCAGTCAGGCCGACGGCGTATGCCGCCCAAATGTCCGCCTTGAAACCGTAGAAAAAATCTGGGTTCTTGCTGGTGCCTTTTCCGTTTTTCAAATCATGGGTTGCGAAACGGTCAATCAGCGCCCGCCGGATGGCCGGGTCATTTGCCCGGCTGTCATGGCAGATGTGCCGCTTTTCTTCGATGCGGCAGAGAAGCCGCGGCTTCTGCGCCATCTGGATGGACAGTGCTTCATAGAAACGCCCAATCCAGAGGACGGTATCAAACACTTCCCTACCCACGGCCATGCCGTAGGAAGCCACCATTTCAATGACCGCCCACTGCCAGCCCTGTTCATTGGCGAAAACCAGCTTGTTGCGCAATTCTTCGTTATCGACCTTGCCGAACTCCAGCGGCCTCAATGTGTTGCAGTCGATAACGCAGTAGGCGCTCTGCCTGTTGCCCGGATCAATGGCAATAATCGGGCATTTTTCACTCATAAATACGACCTCCCAAACTCTTGGATGAACCGCGCCTCCGGCCAGCCGTAATGCTCCATGGCCTTTTTCTGTGCCCACTTTTTCAAGCGGAGGTCTGCCTCCCGGTTGGTATGTACGGCAGTCACGCCGTTCTGGTGGCACCACGGGCAGAGGTTCGCCCACAGGCCAAGCCGCTTGCTCTTATCCCGGTACGGTCCGAAAAAGACTTCGTGCCGGGCGGTGCGATACCGCCCGCAAATCAGACAGGTGGGGCTCTTGCTGAGGATGCTGGGCGCATAGCCATTGCTGTCCAGCTTCTCTCCGTACTCATTTTTTGCCATGTCAATGCGTCCTCCTACGTTCAAAAGACTGCTGGGAAACCTGCTGCATCACCAGTTGAATCTTATCCTGCATACTCTGGTCAGCCAGCACATTGACAGGCTGCGCAGTTGCACCGATGCGCCCAAGGGTCTGTGCCCGGACACGCTTGATAAAGTTCAGCCGTTGCTTGCGGAACTCCTTGTCCACTTCTGCGGCATCCTTGCTGCCATCAATATCGGTAACTTCCAGATCCGGGGCTTGCATGGCATCGGCAGCGCAGCGGCGCAGCTTTTCCATTGCTACGTCCAAACCGTCCTCGTGCGCCCACTGGTTCAACTGCTCATAGTTGGCGTGGCTTTCTTTGCGCAGCCGTTCCAGCCGTTCTGGACCATAGTGCAGTACGTCAATAACTGCCTTTGCGTAAATCTGCCATGCGATTCTTGCAGCTTTGTTTCCAGCAATTTGATATTGCTGCTCTTTGCGGCCACGAGGTGCCCGTAGCATCGGGATGCGGTAGTCGGAAGTGACATACCCCGCCAACCAGCTTTCCCGAATGGCCTCGGCCCTGGCTTTAGAGGGGCGGCCATTGGCATCTGGGGTCATAATGACTTCGGTGTTCTGATCTTCCAGTTCGTGAATCCTGTCTGTAATGCGGTCAAGGCGGGTCTTGCCAACACCGAACTCCTGATGCAGCGCAATGGTGGTACACAGGCACACGATTTGGCTGACAGCCTGTTGAGTGTCATCCATCTCGGTCTGAAACGACTTTTTCACGGCTCTGCACCTCCCGAAACGATCCAGACCCGGTGGGAACCCCAGCCAGACCAGCTTAGAGCCTCTGCATGGGTGTTCACCGCCACGTCCAGCTTGTTACCTACCACAGCACTCCCGGTGTCCTGAACGACCCGGAGACCTACACCCTCGATATAGACCACCGTGCCGTAGGGCAGGATGCTGGTGTCAGCTGCCACGGTCACGCCCGGCTGCACCTTTGCGCCGCTGGATGTAATTCCGTGTCCCTCGCCGCAGATGTGGGCGTATTCCTCGGAACAATAGGCTGTGCAGCTGAACGCCCCGGCGTATGTAAGAGTCAAATCGGTCTGGGCGTTCAGTTCTGCGGTCAGCTTGTCTACCTCGGTTTGGAGTTGGTCAATGGTTTCATCACGTTCTCCGGCCATGCGCTCCCAGTTGGATGACTTGCTGGCGTAGATATCCCGCTCGGTTTCCAGATCGTTCACCCGCCGGGAGTAGGCCGTGCTTGCGAGGATGCAGCCAACCATCGCACACGAAACGCACACGATCAGGCTGCGGAATGGTCTTTTCGACCTCATGTCGTGCCACCTCCAATCTGTGCCGGGGCTGCGCCGCCGGGCAGAGCCGGGGGCTGCAAACTCTCAACCGGAGCATCCTGCACAGCCCGGTCGAAGCCCGGCCGGACGAACTGGCGCAGATCCGCGCCGCTGCGGCTGCTGAAAATCTCCGACAGATCTGCCGGGGAGCCAGCCCATCGCTGCACCACCATCGGGAGGGCGGCGAAGATTTTCGCATTTTCCTTTTTGAAATCTTCGCCTTTCAGCTTGCGCCCATCGGGGGCAATGAATCCACCGTGGGTCTGGTAGTACAGATTTGCCTCGATTTTCCGGGCAGCTGCCGCAGCCTGCGTCCAAAGGTCATTTGCCGAGGGCTGCTGGGCTGACAGCAGCTTTTTGATTTCAGCGCACCAGTCCACAATCAGCTGGTTCTGGAATCTGCACTGTGTAAAGGCCGTATACAGTGCCTTTTCCACAATCTCGTCCGGGATGGTGCCAAACGCCCGGATGTAGATTTGCGTGTCAGCCCTGCGCTCCTCCAAGCTGCGGGCGCGGCCGTAGTGGTCATCGATGACCACTAGCAGCTCACGCAATTTCGTATCGGTCATGTTGTCGAGCCTCCTAAAAGTTCTCCGAAAATTTCATCGTAGTCATCGGCAGCAGAACGCTTTGGCTGCTGACCCGCCGGGGGCTTGCGCCGCTCGTCACGGGACTGCACGTCACCAAGGGTTCTCACACCCTCGTTTTTCCATACTTTCAGGATGCCGTTGACGTAGGACCATTTGCGAACCCCGGCCAGAGCGGCCTTTTTGATGGCCAGCAAGATGAGGTCGTCCGTGAAAATCTCCCGCCAGCCCAGCAGGTCTTCCCGCGCTGCTGGTGGGAAACCTCCGAGATTGTCCTCGAAAGAGCGGATGATCTCAGCCAGCCCAGCATCGACGGTCGGACTACCGTTATCTCTTACTCTTTCTCTGTTCTCTATCTCTTTATCTTTATCTTTCTCTATCTCTTTCTCTGTATGGACATTGTCCACATTGTTGTCCTCGTTGTTGTCTGCACCTTTAACAGGGATTTGTCTGCGCCGATTCTCACGTTGGAGACGTTTTTGCGCCGAATAATCTGTTTCGCTTCCAACAATATCTGAATAGTTGGAGATAGTCAGTATTCCGTCAGGGCTTTCAAAAATCAGGCCAATCTGTTTATAGACGCTCAAGGCCACACGGACAGTTGCCAGAGAGAACCATTTGCATTCCCGCTGGATTTTTTCAGCATCGTAAGGAATGAGCATCTCTCCGATTTGAGAAACCAGACAACCACCCGTGTTGATAGTCTTGAGACATAACATCTGATAGAGAACAACGTAATTGGCACCGTCCGGCTGGCTCATAAGATAGTCAATCTCGTCCGAGGACATGAAGCTATCTTTGAGTTTTATCCAATAAAACCTCTTGCCAGTTGCCATTATCAGACCTCCTTATAACGGCAAGTCGTCCGTGTCGTTGATTTCGGAGAAATCATCGGCATTACCCTGCGAGTAACTGGGCTGTACAGCTTCGGGAGCAGCTTCTGCGCCCTGCCACTGCTGCCGCTGGCTCTGGGTGGAAAATCCCATCTGCTGGGGCTGCTGCGGCTGTTGACTCCGATACGTGGATGACGGCGGGTTCGTACCGCCGTCATCCACGGGTTCCTGTCGGCTGCTCTGTTTGGAGCCGCAGAAGTGAGCCTTATCCACGATGAACTCCGTTGCAATACGGTCTTCGCCGTTCTTGTCCTGATATTTGCGGGTCTGGCAGTGGCTTTCAACTACCATCTGGCTGCCCTTGCTGAAGTATTTGCAGATGAACTCTGCGGTATTGCGCCACGCTGTAAAGCTGAGCCAATCAACCTGACGGTTGCCATCCTCGTCTGCCTTGCTGCGGTCAACAGCCATGCGAAAGCTCGTGACCGAAATGCCGCTTTGTGTGGTCCGAAGTTCAGGATCAGCAGCAAGCCTACCCTGAAAATTGCAGCTATTCAGCATTGAACATCACCTCTTTCTGGTCATTTGGACCATTCTTCTTTGTATCGAGCCAACTGTTCCGGGGTATCCGTCTGGATGCCCAGTTCCTTGGCTTCTTCGATTGCGCCGTCCACAAGACGGGCAAATTCCTTTGAATCCATCTTGTGGCTTTCCTTGTAGACAAAATAGCAGGAGTAGTCTTTTCCGTTTTCCTGCCGGGTTTCATAGAGCCGGACATAGGGGTAAAAGTCGCTGGGATCTACGGTCGGCGGGAGTTTCAGGCCAACAGGCTTTCCATCCTTATCGCGGGCCAGTGCTCCGTACGACACCACAAGTCGCCGCTTCACGGCATCTTCGCTCTCTCCGGTTTCCGCAGAAATTTTGTTGCACAGAACGTGGAAATACGCATTTGCTGACAGGCTGCGCTTTTCCCTGTGCTTTTTGATTTCCACGTCCAGAACCGGCTCCAAATGCAGCTTGTCCCAGATTCCTCGGAAGTCGCCGTTGAGTTCCAATGTGACACGCTGCTTTCCGCCAAGGGTAAAAGCCATATCCACCAGCCGCCCGGTCATGTGGTATCCTCCTTGTCCTGATGGCAGTGCATATAGATGTACGCACTGTTTGACCCCATGTTGGCATAGAGCCAATCATTGATTTTTGCCACGCTCATGTGGTCACGCAAGACACGTTTTTCATAGATATACTCACCAGTCAGCTTTTTCTCAGCGATTTTTGCCTGAATCTCCTCGTCCTCGTAGTTGGCTTCGACCATGTAGAGGTCATAGTTCGGAGCAGCTATACCGTTCAGATTGTTCATGTCGGTGCAGTAGAACAGCTTTCCGGCGGGGAGCCAGACCTTCCATCCGCAGTTCGGAACATTGTGCTTCACCATGTTCGGAATGACATTGCAGATGCCGTAACCGTACATAGTTCCCGGTGTCAAAACATCAATCTGGGAAATTGGCACCCCTGCATCCACCAGCGGTTTGCACAACCAGTCGCAGCAGGCGAATCGCAGTGTTGGGCGATTGGATGCCAGTAGTCGAAGCGTTGACGGCTGGAAGTGGTCACAGTGGATGTGGGTCAAGAGAACCAGCTTCAGAGTTTTCCATTCTGCGGCCAAAGCCTTGAACGGAACACCGCAGTCAATCAGAATCTCATGCTCAATCACCACGGCGTTTCCCTTGCTGCCTGTTGCGATGATGTTGTAGCCGATCATAACGAGCTGAGGTCAACAACCTCTTCGACGGCAGTGGGCTCGCCCTGCGAAATATCACCGTGCGGCAAGGCCTGTCCTGCGTCCACTTCGGGCTTTCCAGTATGAAGTTCTGGCTGCTCCTGTGCGTCAGACATGACCTCCTGCGTAGTAAGGATTTCGCCATTATCTGCTACCGCTGCCACGGCATTATCGCTTTCCAAAGCCTTGGTCATTTCGATGCTCATAACACCCCAGCGAGAAATAAGCTGTCGAAGCATGGTTTTCTTTGCCATGTCATCGAACGACTTATACCAAAAGGACGAATACTTCCACATTTCGCTCTCCGGGATTTTGCCAGCCAGCAATTCCTCGTACTTCTGCCGACTGAACGCCTTGGAGTAGGTATCTGCGTGGTTCATCATTTTTTCTTTGGACCAGTACAGCACCTTGCGGAAACCGTTCATGTACTCAAAGTAAGCCATGTAGCCAACGGTAGGTAGCGCATCCCGCTGGTCATCGTCTTCGATGAACTGGAACTTGGGCTTGCCGGTCATCGAATCTTTGCCCAGATACTCGCCCTGCTTAATCTCGGTAACATCGAGATCCGCATACTGGCCGCTGCGCAGCGCCAGCTGGATGTAGCCCTTATATCCGAGGACGAACTGCGCATCGATCTTGTTTGCCTTGCGGTTCTTAAAGGGAACCAGATAATACTGGCCCAGCTGCGGAGAGGGGCTAAGGTTGAGGGATTCACCAAGCAGGGCACCCGCCAGAATCGTGCCGGCATCGCACTCCTGCAAAGCCGGATTGACCGCGACTGCTGAGGTGATGCTTGCCGTAAAGCGACGAACGCGGGCGGGGTCGCGCAGGGTATTGGCAATCAAAGACTGATAGCCCTTAGTGGTTATCGCCACAGAAAACTTAGGCTTCTGCTGCGCTTGCAGCTGGTTGTTATACGTTGCCATATTCGATACCTTCCTTTTCAAGATAATTTTTCAGGCCGATAAGCTGCGCTTTCGTGCCCTTTGCGTAGAAGCGGGTCATCAGAATGGGCTCCGGCTTGGGCTGCGAGACCGGTTCGACATCGGGCTGCACAGGTATTTCCGGGTCTACTGAAATTTCCTGCGCTGGTTCAGGCTGCGTCTGGGCTGCTGCGGCAGCAGCGGCGCGAACTTTTTCTGCCGCAGCTTCACGTTCTGCCTGCCTGACACGGCGTTCCTCTTCCAGCCGCCGCTGCTCTTCGAGAGCCTTGTGACGGTTATCCACAACTTTAATCGCTGTGGGCAGGTCGAGGTTCTTCCGGTATTCCACCATGACCTCCGCAGAACTTTCCATAGCGTCGATTGCAGTAACATCGGACACGATGCCATCCACAAACGCCTTTGCCTGTTTTTTCAGGGCAGTGACGCTGTCGCTCATGTTGACTTTCGGCCGGTAGGTCAAGTCATCCATCCAGTCAATACCCGCAGCCGCCACCAACTCGTTGTAATACTCCTGAACAACATCCGTCTTCTGCGCCACGATGCCGGAAGTAACGTCCGTGATTTTACGCTTCAGTTCTGTGTCTGCGGTCTGGAACGGCACCGTCACACACTCACGATAAACCTTTTCAAACTCGGTATACGGTTCAAGGATTTTTTCCTTGACAGCAATGCGCTGGGCTTCGTATTCCTTGAATTCCTTGGTCAGCTGTGCGCGAGCATCCTTGACGCTCTTATAAGTCTGCTCTGTGCAGACCAGCGAGAGCGCGTCAGCCGTGCGCTGCTCGATGTCAGCCTTTACGCTGTGCAGCCGCTCAACGATGATGGGCAACTGCTGCAGTTCGATGACCTGCAATGCGGTTTCCTGTGCCATGTGGCATCCTCCTTTTACTTTCCAAAAATGATGGTTTTCCCGGTGCTCTTATTCAGGAGCACCATCCCGTTTGGGATATCCCGAACCCAGAGATATGCGGTGCAGTCCCAACCGGCAGCAGAGAGGGCTTCTTTCTGGCGGCGGGTCAATTTCTTGGCTTTCAAAAAATCATCTCCTCCTCGGTCTTGTTGACAGCGATGTTCAACGTGATGGTCTCCCGTCAGCGGCGGCCGAAGTTGCCCTCCGAGCCGAACATCTTGGTTTTCTCGAACTCCTTTGCACTATACACGCTGGCGCAGTTGAGAACATTGGGAATGCGATCAGGGTGGACTGCCCGGAACGCCTGACACGCCATGTGGTAGTTGGGTGCCCAGACCACCGTCCATCCTCCGCAGTACGGCTGAACATCATCGCTGCCGTAGGTGAAGTAGAATTTCTGTAAATCCATCAGCTGACCTCACTTTCCGGCCGGAGAACGACATTGCCGAACGAGACCATCAGAGCAACCAGAGTAAGCTGGTCTTTTTCGGTCATCTCCACGAAGTCGCGTTCACCGTCGACAAAGCCCTCTTTAAGAATCACGCCGTTGCCGACAATGGGCTGGCCGTGTTCCGGTGTACCATAGAGGACGCTGCAGAAGCGGTTGAGGGGGAGGCCCATCAGGAGCCCTTCGTCATTCACCACCATGCAGAAGCCCTGCGGGAGATACTTGGGATGGACGACCTCGATGCAGCCGCCGACCTCTTTCTGGAGGCTTTCGAGCGCCGGCTCTTTGAAGTCCTTGAACCGCATGAGGTTCTCGGTGTTGATTGCCAAGCCTTTCATAAAATCACTCCTTTTCCGGGAAGCACTCGTTGACTTCCCATGCGTCTGTGGCCTCTAAGCAGTGGTCACAGCCTACGATTGTTCCATCCTCGGCGCGATAGATGGTATCGCACCGCTGGTGGCAGATGGGGCACACAGGAGGGTCAGGGTAGCCAGCCTCCGCATCAGTCCTCGGATACAGCATCCAGCACCTCCCGGAGCTTGTGACCCATCCAGCGGCCTACGCCGTCGAACGTGCCGTTGCTGTCCAGCCAGACAAACACGGCCGCAACGACGGCAGTCAAAACAAACTGCGCCGCCGGGGCACGAACTGCTGCCTGTTCAGCGGTGAGGCCGTACACGGTCATCAGGATCTTAATCACGTCTTGTTCTCCCCTTTCTTTCTTTGCTGGTAGGCCTCCCATGCGGCATCCAGCATGGCTTCTCCGTCCGGCATGGCCATGATTTTGAGGTAGAGCCTCTTGCAGCCCCGCGCCAGCCGGGCGGTATCTTCGGGGCTGATTTCATCCAAGTGGATGTGTGGAACGCTATCCATGTAAACCTCCGTTGTTCAGTTTAACTGAACTTACAGGGCAAAAAAATAGTCTGGGATATCCGACACTTCGATTTTTAGTGCCTGACACGCAGCTTCGATTTCGTCCTGTTTCCAGTCAACCTTACCGTTGAGTTTGAGAGATGTGGTGCGGTCCGACCATCCCATACTCTTGCCAAATGCCCCTCTGGTTCCGAAAATCTCAACGATTCGGCCCAGCAGCTTGTTATAGCTTCTCTGCATCGTTTTCACCTCTTTTCCGTTCGGTTCAGTTTAACTGAACTGTTCACACTTTACCACAACGATTTCTCCTTGTCAATACAAAAATTCACTTTTTTTGAACTTTTTGGCTGGAATACTTGAGCTTTTATTTATACCATGATATGATGTAACCATACTGGAGGTGAACCAAATGAAGCCATCAACGACCGCAGAACGTCTGCAAGAAGCTATGAATATCAGAGGTCTGAAACAGGTTGATGTTTTGAGGCTTGCAGAGCCGTACTGCCGCGCTTACGGTGTCAATCTTGGAAAAACCGCTTTGACCCAATATGTTTCAGGGAAAATCGTTCCTCGGCAAGATAAGCTAACCATCTTGGGATTAGCCCTTGATGTTTCAGAGGTATGGCTGATGGGCTACGATGTTCCCATGGAAAGAAAAACTGCGCCCATCCCCATGGAAGAGGATGAGCGCAGTAAAGAGTTCGTCGAACTATTTAATCAGCTCAGCACCGAGCAGAAAAAGGCCGTTCTTTATGTTATGAAAGGCTTTTTAGAAAAGCAATGACACGTTCTTGATCTTCTGCTGACAGATGCAAGAACAGTTCAAGTGCCAGCATGGCGCGAAGCTGCTCTCGGACATCATCGGAATCGATGGAAACGTCCATAATATTCCGCTCCTTTCTGTAAAATTACTGCCAGCAGTTTATCTGATTATACCAGAATAGCACATGGTTTTCAGCCGTTTGTAAAATAATGCCAGAATGCGAGGGATAATTATGTTTTTGACTACAACTGACAACATACAAGGCAAAAATGTAACGGAATATTTGGGTATCGTAGCTTCTGTCATTCTGACCGTTATGCCTGGCGGCAACAAGATGATGGGTGTTTCTCTATGAATCTGAAAGAAATCGCATCGCGCTTGCAGGAATTTAAGAGTGTTTGTGTGACCGGGAATCCAGTCATGCTGAGAAATAGAACAGATTTTCTTGATATTATTTCTGCGTATGGCTTGACTATGGACATGAACGTGTCAAAAAAGACAGGTCTTTTGATTGTGTGCAGCGACTCAATGCAAAAGAAAATCGACAGAGCGGATGCCCTGAATATTCCAATCGTTTCGGAACAGCAATGGTTTGAACTCATGCCGGAACTTGAGGCCGCTGGAATGTGGAACGGAAAGCCAATTTCATTCGCGGATGACGATGGTATCTACCGTTTTGATGTGGGTGGTGATGGATAATGGCAAAAAAGAAGAAGCCCGCCGGGGGCATTGCCGTCATCTATGCCCGCTACTCGTCCCATAACCAAAGGGATGTTTCCATTGAGCAGCAGATCGAGGCGTGCCGGAAGCACGCTGCAGAACTCGGTCTGACCATTATTGCCACCTATGAAGACCGGGCGATCAGCGGTCGCACCGATAACCGCCCGGCATTCCAGCGCTTGATGCACGATGCCGAAAAAGGCAAATTCAGCTATGTGTTGGCGTGGAAGTCCAACCGCATGGGACGGAACATGATGCAGGCAATGGTGAACGAATCCCGCCTGATGGACTGCGGCATAAAAGTCTACTATGCCGAGGAAGATTTTGACGATTCAGCCGCTGGGCGGTTTGCCCTGCGCAGCATGATGAATGTCAATCAGTTCTATTCGGACAACCTCGCTGAAGACGTACGCCGCGGTCTGATGGATAATGCCAACAAGTGCATGGTCAATGGTCGGCAGCCTCTGGGCTACAAGCGGGGTAAGGATGGCAAGGTCGTGGTGGATGAGCCAGCAGCTGCCATCGTCCGGGAGGTCTATACTCGTGTCGCTTCCGGCGAGTTATTCACGGACATTGCCCGTGATCTGAACCGCCGGGGCATAAAAACGGCTGATAAAGGCGAATGGAATAAGAACAGCTTTCACAGGCTGTGTTCCAACGAGAAATACCGTGGCATCTACATATACGGCGATGTTCGCATCGAGGGCGGCATCCCGACCATCATTGATGATACCCTGTGGTACAAGGTACAGGAGGCGCTACGAGTGAAAAAACTGAAAAGGAATGGCCGTCACCGTCCCGGCGATGAGGACTATCTTTTGACCGGAAAACTCCGGTGTGGAAAGTGCGGTGGCTACATGATTGGAATGTCCGGCAGATCAAAGACCGGAGATATCCACTACTATTACGCTTGTCAGAACAGGCGTGTCGGGCGCACCTGTGACAAGAAGAATATCCGCCGGGATGTTATCGAGCCAGCGGTAGCACAGGCCATCAAGGAATACTGTCTGACCGATGATGCCATCGAATGGATTGCCGATAAAACTGTGGAATACTGGGAGAAGGCAGACAGGAATCTCCAGCTTGATTCCATCGAGGGCGATCTGGCAGCCGTGCAGTCGTCTATCTCGAACGTGATGAAAGCCATCGAGATGGGTGTGGTCACAGAAACAACTCGTGACAGGCTCATAGAATTGGAAAAGCAGCGTACTGACTTGAAGTCAAAGCTGGCACTTGCCAAAGAGGAAGTTGTCCATGTTGACCGTAAAAAACTGATTTCCAGCCTGCTGCTTTTCAGAAACGGCGACATCCACGACCGCCAATATCAGGAAGACCTTTTCAAGACATTCCTGATATCCGTGTATGTCTACGATGACGATGACAATGACAATGGGCACTTAAAGATTGTATTTAACGCTTTCGGAGATAACAACACCGTTGATTTGCCTATTGATTTTGGTGAAACTGATAATCAATCAGCATTTTCCGATGGAGCGGAAAAGTTCGATTATTCTCTCCATCGGTCAACCAAAAAGCCATCCGGTTTATGCCGGATGGTTTTTTTGTTCTATATCGTTATACAAAAACAGCGTACCGTCTTTGCGACGGTACGCCCATTTTTATGCAGTTATTACAGGATGCTGATGCGGCCTGCGCCGTAGGGATTCTCGTAATCCAGCAGATAGCCCGGGT